AGAACGGCTAGAATTTCCCGAATTGAAGAAATTATCTATGGATGAGTACGACAAATGGGAGCCAGACGCGTTCATTGTGGAGAAAAAGTCCTCTGGAGTGGCAATTTATCAAGAAATGAGGCGTATGGGCATACCTGTACAGGAATATACACCCCACAGGGGTACTGGAGATAAGATGGCAAGGCTCAATTCTGTGGCTGATATCATCGCATCGGGTATGGCATGGGTTCCCTCCACCCGTTGGGCAGAAGAATTAGTAGAAGAAATCGCAGGATTTCCATTTATGTCGAATGATGACCTTGTGGATAGCACCGTTATGGCGTTATTACGGTTTCGTCAGGGTGGATTTATACGCCTACCAACAGATGAATGGGATGATGAACCGCAATATCATTATAGACGTGAGTATTATTAGTAGTATAGTACGCGCATGGGGTACGTTTCCCAACCCCTACGTGGACGCCGTCTCTCCCACCCGATGGGTGGCGTCCACACTCTACTGGACGAGTAGCGGTATAATCTGCTATAGTTTGTATAAATTTGCATCGTGAGGGCATAAAATGGCAGTCGAAAAACAGATGACTCCCTTTGAAATAGAGGGACAAGAAGACTCTGAAGACATCCAAATCGAAGTGGTTAACCCAGACGCTGTGTCTGTACAGACAGAAGACGGCGGTATGGTCATAGACTTTGAAGGAGAAGTTACTGAAAGTCTAGTAGGGCCGGGGCATGACGCCAACCTCGCTGAGTTTATAGATGACGATGATCTAACAATAATGGCTTCTGATCTAATAGCAGACTTTCAAGCAGACCGTGAGTCTCGCTCCGACTGGGCCAGAGCATATGTCAAGGGTCTTGACCTATTAGGGATGAAGGTAGAAGACCGTCAACAGCCTTGGTCAGGTGCGTCAGGAGTGTTCCATCCGCTACTCACAGAGGCTGTAGTAAGATTTCAAGCACAGGCTATGGGTGAGATATTCCCCGCTTCTGGGCCTGTACGTACGAAGATTGTAGGGAAGCAGACTCCAGATAAGACAGATCAGGCAAATCGCGTACAGAACGAGATGAATTACTTGTTAACTGAGGAGATGTCTGAGTACAGAGATGAGATGGAGCAGATGCTCTTTAAACTGCCAATCGCAGGTTCTGCCTTCAAAAAAGTGTATTATGACCCTCTAATGGAGCGTCCATGCGCTATGTTTGTACCTTCAGAGGACTTTGTAGCGTCATACGGAGCGTCAGATCTAAAGACATGCCCAAGATATACGCATGTGATGAAAAAGACAGCAAACGAGGTTTTGCAACTACAGGTAAACGGGTTTTACAAAGAGGGTGAGTTACCAGAACCCACCCCAGACTACTCCGACATACAGGAGAAGTACGATGAGCTAGACGGTGAAGAAGCGGTCATAGAGGATGATGATCGTCATACGATTCTAGAAATGCACGTTGATTTAAATCTTGAAGGACAGTTTGAAGACCCTGATGGGATTGCACGTCCTTATGTAGTTACTGTAGACAAGTCCTCGTCCACAATATTGGCAATAAGAAGGAATTGGTACGAAGAAGATGAGAATAAAAGAAAACGAATGCATTTCGTACATTATCGCTACTTACCGGGGCTTGGTTTCTACGGCACAGGGCTTATTCACCTCATGGGTGGGTTGGCTAAGTCAGCGACCTCGATACTTCGTCAACTTATTGACGCGGGTACGTTATCTAATCTACCTGCAGGTCTTAAAGCTAGGGGCATGCGTATTAAGGGTGATGATACACCGCTTATGCCGGGCGAGTTTAGGGACGTGGACGTACCGGGCGGCGCTATACGCGATTCAATTACGTTTATCCCTTATAAAGAGCCATCGAGCGTACTCTATTCTCTACTCGGAAACATTGTAGAGGAGGGACGTAGGATAGGTTCTGTAGCTGACATGCAGGTCGGAGACATGAATCCTAATGCTCCTGTAGGCACAACACTTGCTTTGATGGAAAGATCCATGAAAGTGCTTTCTGGTGTACAGGCGAGGCTCCATGCGTCTCTCAAGCATGAATTAAGGATACTAGCCAAGATCATACATGATTACATGCCTTCAGAGTACTCTTATGAGATCGAAGGTAACTTTGACCGTAAGAGTGATTTTGACAGGCGGATAGACGTTATACCTGTAAGTGACCCCAATGCTGCAACCATGTCCCAACGTGTAATGCAGTATCAAGCGGCGATTCAGCTTGCCCAACAATCCCCCCAGATTTACGATATGGGCAAGCTGCATCGCCAAATGTTGGAAGTTTTAGGTGTACAGAACGCAGATGATATTGTTAAATTACCTGACGATATGAAACCCGCCGATCCTGTTACAGAGAACATGATGATAATGAAACAGGAGCCGATCAAAGCGTTTAAGTATCAGGATCACGAAGCCCATATTGCTGTACACATGGCAGCGGCTCAAGACCCCAAGATCATGCAAATTATAGGACAATCTCCGTTTGCGTCAGCTATACAACAAGCTATGGCTGCACACATAACAGAACACGTAGCTTTCCAATACAGACGTGAGATAGAGAAACAACTTGGTGTAGAAATGCCGAACGAGGAGGAGCCACTTGCAGAAGACGTAGAAGTGCAGTTGTCTCGCCTAGCCAAGGAAGCCGCTGAGAAAGTTCTGCAAAAAGACAAAGCAGAGGTAGCACAACAGCAAGCACAACAGCAACAACAAGATCCACTTACACAGATACAACAACGTGAGTTGGCTATAAAAGAACAAGAACTGCAACATAAGATGCAGATGGATGCGGCTAAACTACAACTCGATGCGGCTAAACTACAAACTTCTCAGAAAGTAGAAGGCGCTAAGATTGGAGCTAAGATAGCTACAGAGTTGGATAAAGAGCAGCGTAAAGATAAACGCGAGGGAACAAAACTAGGGCTAGACATAGCGAAGGAGCTAGATCAGGGTGGAAGTTAGTGTATTTGACGCTTTAGAACGTCGCCTAAGTGAGTATAGGGATGAGGTAGCAGAGTATATATCTGGTGGCGGTATAAAGAATATGGAAGAGTACAATAGGCTTATAGGAAAACTTGAAGGTATAGATATTGCATTAAATAATGTAAAAGAACTTGAGAAAAGATTTATTGAAGCATAAGGTGCTTCGTAATATTCGCGGATAGGCCGCGCAAGGTAACGGTGAACCTTTAAATCACTGCGAACGGGTGCAAAATGGTTGCGACAGTAAAAGTCGATAACACGAAGGTACAAGATGACCTTCACGCAAAGCTACCAGAACCTACGGGATATAGGCTTCTGATAGCACTTCCAGAGATCGATGAGAAGACAGAGGGTGGAGTATTCATGCCTGACGGTCTTCGTAAGGACGAGTCTACTGCGTCTATTATTGGTTTTGTTATAAAAGCAGGATCGGATGCGTATTCTGACAAAGAACGCTTTCCTAACGGACCTTGGTGTAAAGAGGGAGATTTTGTGATCTTTCGTTCTTACTCAGGCACTAGGTTCAAAGTTCAAGGTAAAGAGTTCCGTCTTATAAATGATGACACTGTAGAAGGTGTTGTTGACGATCCAAGGGGGTATACAAGAGCATGAGTACAAATACCGCAGAAAACCTAGAGAATGAAGTAGAAGAGACTACTGAGATTGAGGTTGAGATCGAAGAGACCCCTGTAGAAGAGAAACAGGAAGCTGAGACAAAGGTTGAGGAAAAAGTTGAAGCTCCCGAACCTGAGTCAGAACCTAAAGAAGAGCCTACAGCAGAAAACTCCGATGCTGAGATAGATAAATACAGCGCAGGTGTTCAGAAGCGTATCGATCAGTTAACCAAACAGTATCGTGACGAAGAACGTGCTAGGCAAGATGCACAGAGTCTACAGGAAGAGGCTGTTAAGTATGCTGAAAAGGTCAAAGAAGAGAATGAAAAACTTCGTAAGTCCTTGGAAGATAACGAAGGTGTTCTTCTCACTCAAGCTAAAACCCGTATTGAAGCACAGCTTGAGCAAGCCAAAGCACAATACAAAACAGCATACGAAGCAGGTGACCCTGACGAACTTTTAAAAGCACAGTCAGAATTAACTAGGTTACAGAATGAAGAGTATAGAGTTAATAACTTTAAGCCATCTAAAAGAGAAGAGCCTGAACCTGTACCAACAGAAGCACCTAAACAGGAAGCGCAGCCCGAAGCTGCGAAGCCGCCACAACGTGCTTTAGACTGGGCAGATAAGAACACTTGGTTCATGAAAGACAAGCGAATGACAGGCTTTGCGTACGGCGTACATGAAGAACTTGTCACAAAAGGTGTTGAACCAAACAGCGAAGAATACTATAGTGAGATAGACGCTGCCATGAAGGAAGCGTTTCCAAGTAAGTTTGAGGTTGACGCAGAGGAGTCTGCACCACCACAACCTCAAGCGGGTAACGTGGTTGCCCCGCCGTCTCGTACGTCAAAGAAACCACGCAAGGTGAAGTTAACTCCAACCGCAGCCGCACTCGCCAAACGGCTCGGTCTAACTGCAGAACAGTATGCGGCGCAATTAATGAAGGAAAGCTGATATGGCTGATAGAACTCCACGCACTACAGAAACTAGAGAAAAAACAGAACGTAGAAAAGGATGGTCACGACCATCTGCATTACCAACCCCCGAACCAAGGGATGGATTACACTTCCGTTGGATTCGCACATCAACCTTGGGGAATAGTGACAATACTAATGTTTCAGCTCGTTTTCGTGAAGGCTATACACCAGTCAAGTCTTCAGAGTTTCCTGACTTAAACGTTGTGTCTGACATCGATTCCCGATTTAAAGACAACATTGAGGTAGGTGGACTGTTACTATGCAGTATTCCTGCTGAAATCGCTGAAGAACGTGTTCAAGTCCAACTTGAACAGGCTCAACACGCACAAGATGCGGTAGATCGTAATTTCATGAGAGAAAACGATCCTCGTATGCCAGTGATGAAGCCAGAACGTTCCACGCGAACTTCATTTGGGAAGTGACCTTCTTAGGGAGCTTCCTTGGTATAAATTTGGTTAGGAGGAAGAGCAAATGGCTACTACAGCAGCTCCCCAAGGCCTGAAGCCGGTAAAACGTGCTGATGGCATGCCCTATGCAGGGGCAACTACTGAATACCTGATCGATCCCGCTGGCGAGGCGACCAATATATTTAACGGTCAAGTTGTCATAATCGGAACAGACGGGTATATTGCGATTAGTACCGCTTCAGGTGCTGACGCAACAACAAACAACTTAGGCGGTAATGGCATTGGTGCTATTGGTGTTTTTGTTGGTTGTGAGTATGAGAATGACCAAGGTCAGACTGTACACTCAAACTACTATCCATCAGGTAAGACAAACGCGAAAGCGTATGTCGTTGATGACCCAAATGTATTATTTCAAGCACAAGCAGACGCGGTTATGGCTCAGTCTGACTTAGGCATGTGTACTACATTCGCAGCAGTGCAATCTTCTTCTACAGGTAGCACTGTGACTGGAAACTCTAACACGGCACTAGATGCAGACGCAACTTCAGCTACAAAGGCTTTTAAAGTTGTGGGTTTTGTATCAGCGCCAACAGATGCGTATCCAGATATTTTAGTCAAATTTGCCCCTAGTTATCATTCGATGACTGTGGACAAAGGCCAAGCGTAAGGAGACTGATTAATGGCTATTTCACGCGCACAGCTCCTTAAAGAGCTACTTCCCGGCTTAAACGCATTGTTTGGCTTGGAATATGACCAATATGAAGGTGAACATTCCGAGATATACGAAACTGAAAACTCAGACAGAAGTTTTGAGGAAGAAGTGAAGTTATCTGGTTTTGGTGCAGCCCCTGTGAAAGCAGAAGGTTCATCACTTTCATACGATAACGCACAAGAGCATTACACTGCTCGCTACAACCATGAGACCGTTGCAATGGGTTTCTCTATCACTGAAGAAGCGATGGAAGACAACTTGTACGA